GGTGCCAGCTTGCGGTCATCGACGGTCTTCGACAGGCCGCACAGCGTGCGCACCGTGGCGAGGCTTATGATCTGGGTCTCACAGCAGGCCATCAGGCAGGGGTGGTGTTAGTAGGTGCGGGGAGCGGTGTGGTCTGTGCCGGGATGATGTCGCCGCGCTCATCCTCGAACGCGGGAAGCTCCATGTCCTCACGCAGCTCGTTGATGGTCATGGTCCGCAGGCGGATGTTCTCGCTCTCGGTGTCGTCATCGAACAGCTGAAGCGGCACGATCTCGGCGTTCCACACGCCAATGCCCTCGGCGTTCATGAGGCGCACCAGGTCCTTCGTTATCATCTGTTGCTTGGGCTTGATGAAGCCCTCCATGAACTGGTCGGCGGCGGCCTTCATGGCATTGCCTGCGCTGGTCAAGCCGCCCACCACGTCCATCCGGTACAGCAGGTCGGGCACGCCATAGCCGCGCACCACCACCGCCTCCGCCGCCTCCCTGATGGCGTCAAGCTCACCGGCATGGTCGCCACGCGCCAGCACGTTGAGCACCGGAGCGTTCTCATCCTGCGTGCCGAACGTGTGAAAGATGCCCCTGCCGTTGGCGCCGGTGTAGGCATCCTCGATGTCCTTGTCATATTGCTCGAGGTCCTTGGTGTCCGCGCTGATGTAGGTGTGCAGGTGGACCGTCGGCTTGAAGCCGGTGTCAATCTGGGTGCGGTTGAACACGGGCACCTTGGCCCACACCTCCGCGTCAGGCACCGCAGGCAGCCACCACGGCTCGCCGTAATAGTCCCTGTTCTGCTTGTAGGTCTTGGAATAGATGACCGCGCTGGGCACGCGCTCATCCATCCTGAAGGCAGGCAGCTCGATGGGGCGGTAGCGCACCACGGCGCCACCCCTTGCACCGACCTCCTTCCAGTTGGCCGACCAGTAGTAGTTGCTCACCTTGCCTTCCATGAGCTTGCCGCTGCGCAGCCTGCTCACGTCGAGGTGGTCCACACGCACGATGCCGCCGCCGAAGCCGCGCCGCACCACCCAGCTCTTGGTGTTCGCCAGCGCGATGTCCAGCGCCGTGGCGTGCAGGAAGTCCTCCTCGGTGGTGTCGGTCATCCATTCCTGGAACTTCCGCTGCGCCGCCTCTACCTCGTTGCCTTCCTCATCCACGAAGCGGATGCCACGCCCGGCAATGAACATGGCCGTCATCTCGATGCAGCGCTGCAACGGGACGCAGTTGTCCGCCAGCGTGCGCATGTTCTCGAGGAAGAGGTTGTCCGCGCCGAAGTAGACCCACGGGTTGCCCGTGTAGCGCTCCTCGACGAGCGGTGCCGAGGTGCCTTCCTTCAGATAGGCGTAGAACTTGGGTAGGCTCATGGGGTTACAAAAAGGGGCGGGCTGTTAGACCCGCCCCGGTTTTGTCGTGGTATCAGTTACGCCAGCACGATGAGGCCCTGAATGAACACCTTGGGGGCGTTCTTCTGGAGCATCGCCACCATGCGGTCATCCTTCAGCAACTCGTTGGTCACCTTCATGGTGCCGTAAGGCGTAGGAATGTCAAGCTGCTTGGCGGTGCCAGCGAGCTTATAAGCCTTGATAGTCTTCTCTGCTGCCATGTCTGTGTGATGTTAGGTGGTGGACTCGTAAGAGTTCAGCAGCGCGAGCGTGGTGGCCTCGTTGGTTTCAAAAAAATGCGGGCACGGCTCGCTCATGTTCTCGGCACGGATGCTGAACATGTTGCCTACTTCAGCCTGGTCCGACGTGCCGACATGGCTGAACAGCTTGGCACCGCTGTCCTTACCGATAATCTTGAAGACGCCAGCCTTCAACTCAAGGATAGCCACGATGTCAGGGCCAGCAAGGCTCTCGATGAAGTTGCGGGCGCTGATGCCGAGGTCGGCCACCTTGCCGCTGAACTCATGGTACCAAGACTTGGTCTCGGGGTCGTACTCCTCCCTCCAGATCACGCTGTCCTTGTCCAGCTTGATGGCGAAGAGGCCGTCACCAGCACCAAAGGTGATGGCGTCGTACTGGTTGGCGGTGGTGCTGGTAGACCACGACACGATTTCGTCGAGGTTCGCCAGCCAGATGCGGTTGTGATAGACACCGGCTGCAACCTGGTTGCAGTTGTTTTCCCCCGCAAGGAAACCACCGGTAAGAAGTGAACATGCAGGCATGTGTGTGTGGTGTTGCGGGCTACCCGCGCAGCCTTACGGGGCTGCGCGGGTGTTACCCTATGTTAGGTTAGGTAGCAGGACCCCAGTACTTGATAGAGTTTCCGGACAGGTCGCGGAAGCCCACGCCAGCCTTGAAGCGGAACTTCCACCAGATGTTCTCCTGATACTGGTCGAGGCCCATCACGATGTTCGTGAAGTCGCTCTCCAGATCGAGGGCAGCGACGAAGTTGCCGCGACGGCTGAGGATGATGGTGCTGGTGCCGGTGAGGAAGTTCTGCGTCACCACCGTCACGCGGGTGCCGGGGAAGGTGATTGCTTGGAACGTACCAGCGTTCAAGGTGTCCAGAGCGGGCACCAAGGTGTTGCCACCGTAGAGCTTGGTGTAGTTCTGCTGCAGGAGCAGGAACTCCTGAGGGCTCATCACGATCACAGCGTTGCCGCTGACGATCTCGGAGGCGAAGTCCACATCAGCGATGGCAGCGTTCAGCAGGCTCACGCAGATGTTGTACACGCCAGCAGCGTCGGTGCCAGCGCTGCCACCGCTCGTCGGGGTGGAGGTGCCCACGTTGCTCGCGCCGAAGTTGGCAGCGTAGATGAGGTCCGTCCAGCCGCTGCTGATGAAGTTGGTGGAGCCGGTCCACATCGCGGAGCCGATAGCCTTGCCAACCTCACCGGCCACGCTCTGCATGATGCCAGCCTCGAAGGCGCCCAGACCGGTGTAGTTCTGACCAAGGGTCAGTCCCTGCGCGGTGTAGTAGTCCTCCAGACCATGCACGCAGATCTGGTCGCGCACGAGGCCCTTGCTCAGGCTGATGCTCGACTGGCTGATGGTGCTGTCGTTGTTGCCGTCGATGTCGGTGAAGCAGCTCGCGCCATCAGCGATGGTCACAGAGGTGGAGAGCTTGGGCAGCTTGATGGTGTCGGCCTTCACGCCGGTGATCACCTGCCCATACTGCCGCACGAAGGGCAGCACGTCGTTCGACGCTACTGCGTCGAGGTAGAAGTCAAGCCTGGACTCGTCGGTCCAGTTGCTCAACCCGCTGTACACTAATGCCATTGTCTAAAAGGGGTTAGGGGTTAGTTCTTCTTGATGCCGATCTTGCGGTCCAGACGGTCCAGCGTCTGTGCCATGCGCTCGGCGTGCGCGGTGGCAGGGTTCATCGTCGGCTTGACGGGAGCACCCGGCACCACCGCTGTGGGCTGTGCGTCGCTCACCACCGGCTGCTCCAGCGGCGTGGCCTTGAGGGCCTCCACTTGTTGTGCTGCCTCGGCAGCCTTGGCCTCGGCCTCGGCGACCTTGGCGCTGTCCACCTCGGCCTCGGCGACCTTGGCCTCCGCAGCCTCCACGGCAGCGTTGGCCTCATCGAGCTGGGCACGCAGGGCACGCACCTCGTCGGTCAGCGCCGCGACGACCTCGCCGTACTTGGCAGCCACGTTGACGCGAGCCTTGAGGTGTCCGCGCACGGCGGCCTGCATGGCCTCGATGGCGGTGACAGGCACCTCCACCTCCACGGTCTCCTCCTTCTCGGGCTGCTCGTCGCCGGGGTCGGCAGCAGGCGTCTCGACCACCACGGGGGCAGCCTCCACCACCTCGTCGGTGGCCTTCATGATCTCTTCCATAGGTTGCATTTTATCGAGGCTGGCTGCCACCTTCAGCGGGTCGAACACCGCGTCGGCGAAGCCCATGTCCTTTGCTTCCTGTGCGGAGAGGAAGGTCTCCGCGTCGAGCATCTTCTTGACCTTGTCCTTCCGCATGCCGGTGCGTGCGCTGAAGATGTCGACCTGGCGCTCGTTGATGCGCTCGAGCACGTCATCGCCCTGCCCTTCCACCACGCTGTAGGCGTTATGGATCATCAGGAACGCCCCTGCTGCCATCTCGGTACGCCGTGCCCCTGCGCTGATGATGGCAGCACCGGAGGCGGCGATGCCATAGACGCGGACCGTGACGTCCTTGTCCTTCATGTAGTCGTAGAGGCCCAGCGAGGCGAAGGCGTCACCGCCGCCGCTCATCATGGTGATGGTCACCGGCTTGTCCTTGAAGAAGGCCAGAGCGCTGATGATGTCCTGTGCGGTGTAGCTGGTGATTTCACCAAGGATGGCGAGCTCCACGCCATCGGCAGACTGCTGACACCGGATGTTGGACGGACGCATGACCACAAAGGTCACGCATCAATATAGCCCTGTGGGCCGAACCTTTAGGCCACGGCGCGGCGCACGATATATTGCACCGTGGACCGCGTCATGTCGTACTCGTGGGCGAGGTCGAACTCCACCTGCCGCGTGGTGGTGCTGGTGGATGCCAGCCGCTCGTAGTAGAGCTCATGCACCACGGCACGGCGCATGAGGTGATCGTCGATGGCACCGCATCGATATAGGGTGTCAATGACCTGCTCCACGGTGATATTGTCACCGTGCTTCTCCTTCAGAAGCTGGATGAGTTGGGTGCGTACTCTGCTCATAGGGTGGCTCGGGCCTCGCGGACCTCCACCCTGTTCATCACAGCACGCAGGCTCTCCACGGGGAGGACAGGCTGTAGGTTCATGGTGTTGGCCGCTGCGGCGTTCTGTGCTGCTAAGATAGCATTGCTGTTGAGCGTGGCTTGCACCATGCCGCCGGTGGCGTAGGAGCCACGGCCAGGTGCTGCGCCGGTGTACATCGAGCGCAGGGCATCGAGGCGCTGGACGCCAAGGGCACGGACGACCTCTTGGGGCAGGACGTACTCACCCTTGTGGACGATACCGGCAGGCTCGTACTTGCCGCCGGAGCCGGTGTATCCACCCTCGGCGAACCCTTTGACGACCTGCTTGGCGATGAGGGCCACGTTGATGCCTGCACGCACCTTGGCCGCTGCGGCTTGTGCTACGCCTTTTGCCGTGATGACTGCTGCCGCACCAGGTACTGCGGCCACCGATGCAGCTTCCACTTTTGTCGCCAATGAAATGGCCGAGAGTTCCTTGGCAAGATTGACGAACACTCCAGCAATGGCGGTAGCTTTCTCGAGGGCGAAGAACACCTTTGCGGTTGTGCTGCCTTCTTCGGCAAGCTGACCAAGGGCGCTGAATACCGCCTGTGCCGATTCCACGCGGAGGATATCTATCTCAAGCTGCGCATCCAGCACCGCTTGATTTATGCTGTTGATTTTATCGGCCTTGTCCTTAGCCTCTGCCGTCTCTTTCTCATCGAACTTCTTGCGGGCCGCCTCTATCTCGGCATCCCTATCTGCGATGAGCTGGAGCTGGATGGCGCTGTTCTCCTCCGCCAAGGTGATTTGGGTGAAGTACTTGTCGCGAATTGCGTTCTCCTCACGTTGGAAGCCCTTGAGGCGTGCATCCTCCGCCTCGTTGAGTAGCTGCTGGGTCAGCAATAGCTGCTCATTCTCCTGCGCCACCACGCGCTGGGCTATCTCCTGTCGGATCTTCAGCTCCTCCTCGTAGGACTTGTTGAGTTCCTTGGCATCCTTGGCGGCATCCTTGGTGGCCTTAGCAGCATCCTTCGTGGCCTGCGCCTCGTCCTTCTTGTTCTCGGCGTTCTGCTCTGTCAGCGTACTAATGGCCGTCTCCTGCTCGAACGCATCCTTCCTTGTCTTGGCCGTGTCCTCGGCTTTTTTTAGATTCTGATCAACAAGCCTGAGCTGTATAGCCAACGACTCATTTTGCTTGATGAGGTTGGCCGCCGTCAACG